CACCGTCGATATTCAAAACCACGACAGGATGCGTATGCGAGGTGAGACTTCCCGCATTAGCCCACCGCTCAGACGAGGTATATGACCAGTGTCCGTCTTCGTGGATCATCGACGATGTAAAGGTCACGGACTGATGATAACTAAGCGCACACGTATCGGACGAACAGATACGACACCACCGAATAGTGCGTGGGCGCAACATGGGCACCCAGGCATTTGGCACCACAATCTCGACATCTGCACCATCTCGTAACACGGCAGTCATGTCACGATTCGTCATACCGCAAGATCCGTTCGCACCTGAGACTGCACCGCTAGATCGGCAGCGGAATACGCTTCCATCACTGACTGACGGTCACGGGACTCGTAATCAGACACGATGGGGTCCAGGACGAGACTTGTCACTGCGTCCACGTATGCCTGATTGTCTGGGTATGGCGGCAAGCCCTCCTGGATACGACTTGGGTTAATGACATTTTGGACACTATCGGTTAATGCCAGTTCTTGTAACGGGTCCGTTGAAAACACATACGCAGCCATTAAGTCCCCCCATACGATGTCGAGATATCAGCCGGGAAATACGGGCCGAGCGTTGAGATACCCACACGCGTATGACCCAGCACTGGACGCCAATCAGGATGGGCAATAACAAATGACCGCAGGCTTCTGACGCCATCCTGATAACTGGTTTGCACTAATTGCCATCGAGCGGGATCGTCCTGCTTTTTTAGTTCCCGCAACTCGGCTCCGTCGATCAGGATGTCGTGAAAATCCTCTGGCAAGAGTGGCTCGTCACCATCATTCGCCATGTCAGGGATGGATCGAAGAATGTCACAGGTATAGGTCACTGACGACGAGGGCGTCGGGCTTAAGAGCAGGCTGTAGTACTGAGTGCGGACGCCCCCCGTAATGATCTTTGCTAGCTCTGTCCCAGACCCGCTCGCCTGATGGAGTGTCACATTGCCCACACACGCGGCGGAGAGGTAGCACTTCGTAAGCGTAATAAAATTGGTAATCGCCGAGGAGATCGACACCGCGCTTGTGCCCGTTAGCGTTTGTGACGCCGTGCGGTAATAGCCGCCCGTAATGATGCCTTCGACGTATATCACGACGGATGTATCAGACGAGCTAGTGGACTTCACAAAGATCTGTGCCGCCGAACTCGGCTGTGTATGCACCTCGACGTAGCCCGTCGGAATATACGACCAGGGTGTGCCTTGCTGTGTGGCCGGATCAGGGTTCGTGGCTCGCAGCCAGTCCAACGTCTGTAACGATAACGAGCGGCGATTCACCGTATCGACAACGCGGTTCACGCGCGCCACGCCTTGCGTGGGGAGCGCATATTGCTGCGTGGCGGCGACCGAGGCAAACGTGATCGAGCCATACCGCAGGGGTTCCATCCCAGGCATTCGCAGTAAAGCCCGATGCGTTTCATTGAGCGAATCGCCATATCGCGTGGATGTCGCCGTTGCCAGCGTCGAATCGTTAGCCCCGCGCCGCCGTGCGAGTCTTTTTTTTAACGCCAGGAATGTCATACGGTCATCCTTCGTTCGCTGTCAGTGTCGTCCGCATGAGCATCATCCGTTAGAGTGCAACTGGGGTGAACAGCGCACTCAATAATCGGTCAATACCCATGCGGCACGACAACCGATGTCAGATATGCGACACTCTCGTTCACCCATGAGTGTATGAATCAACATATCCGACACCACAACATGTCTAATTACTCTGCGGCGCCGCCTGATCTGCTAACTGCCGACAGATCTCATCCAACGACGGATACACCTGAGCATTATCATCGGGACCAATCGGGCGATGAATAGTCAACCGCTCCACCGTGCCCTGTGCATCATACCGAGCGGATACATGCGCCGAGACACGACTTCTATCTCCCTTAACCAAGTAGCCCTTTTCCACCGGCTCTAGGCGATTGGCTTGACATACTTCTTCTTCCGTCAGGGCCGTACGATTGAGCCAACTTGGCCCATCGTAGATATCGCATTTAAGGCTCGATGCCCAGGTCTCACCCGTCTTCGGATTGATACTGTAACTATTCGGCGTGTAATGAGGATTGTCCTTGGGCGCTGTGCGTTCTGTCTGAATTTCCAGTGACGCACTCTGTCGGAGAAACGCATCCGCCTGAGTCTTCTGTAACTCCAACGTCTGCTTCTGTAACTCCAGAAACATCTGCATATCTACCTGCGCTGCATCGGCGGTGCCCGTGGGCGGAGACACGGGGCTATTCGTGGCTATTACCGACTGCTGGTCTGACATCTCACCCTCCTGCTGTACCGGTTTGCGACGTGTATAGGCTCGCGTCATGCGTCTACTTCCTCCCGCGCGTTTGGTAACACGGACTCGTCGTGTAATTCATGGGCCAGCGTGGCCCAGTCCACGGTATGCCCGTGTGGGATAAGACACATGCCGTCATGCTCCCCCACACGGGCAACCACTAACAACCCCGCCGGTACGACCTGAAGATGAATTGAGGATGCGGACGATCCCACCTGACTCAGCGCATCGCTCAGTCGCAGCGTGATCGCCCGTGCCTCGTCTTCACGCAGACCCGGCAGGGATCGCATCTAGTCGATCTCAAGGAACACGAAGTTGTACTTCGTGCTGACACCGACCTGCATCATGGCCCCGACGAGATTGGCGGTTGGCTGCGCGCCTGCGGTCCAGACATCCACTGATCCCGCTGTCGTGCCGCTATTGATAACCGGCGCGGTAATCGCCGGAGTACCATTGATCAGCACTGAACACGGTCCCCACGTATTGAGCCAGCCGTACTCCGTTGCCGCAATGATATAACCCGCCACGCCTACGACCTTTGCCGTAATGGTGGTCGGTGCCTTGATGACATCCTTGTACGGATTCGGCATGAGGCCGATCCGCGACGTGGATGTCAACGCGACTTGAATCGCATCCTTGAGCGTTAGCGTAAACGCCGTTGAGGATGTAATCGCCGCATGGCCGGACACCTGATACGTGTAGCCAGCCCCAGGCGTGACATCCACCTGGAGATAGCCTTCCGCATACAGGTTTGCCGCCCCAGCGGTCGCGCCGGGGGTGAACGTAAAGGACGTATCCCCAATCGCAACCGCCGGAGCGGTTCTTGCCAGATGGTTTGCCAGTGGCGCAGCGCCTTGAATCAGGGTGCCAGCCACAAGGTCCGTGGCTCCGGCTTGCGCGTAGCGATACCGGCGACCATCAGTGGTGTACGCCCGAGTGCCGAGCGGGTGCAGTTGCGTTGACGAGGATGTAAAACTATCCTGCGCCAGTCCTACGACGGAATCAACAAGGTTTGCCATGTAATACCTACTTTCTTATGTAATGGCTGTGATGACGCCGAGGTGGCGAGGGTTGTTGGTGAACATGTTGGCCTTCGTTTCAATCTTGAAGACCTCCACAAGCTGGTTCGCTGGATCAACCGCCGGATAGCCCTTCATCCAGTAGCCGTTCAGGTAAGCCAACTTGAGGTAGTTTGTGTTCAGTGCGTAACCAGTGCCCGACGGGCAATCCCCGTCATACGACACCGTCGCGCCCTTGAACTTCAGCACTTCGTTCTTGAAGCCACCGTCGCCCACGGTTTTATCCGTGAATCGCTCGTTCGCGACAAGCAGCGATTCATAGCCAGCAAAATCCGTCGAGGTAAAGACGAAGAATTCTGGATGATCCGTGCTGTATCCGTTGGAGCAGGCGTTGTAAATCGTCCGCATCGCACCGCGAAGATTGTCAAACGCCGACGAGCTTTGCGTACCAGCCGTCTGCTGGTTCCGCCAGAACGAATAGGTCGCCCTATTGATGCTACCCACGGTGCCCGTCGTCGGCGCCGAGGCCACAATGGATTGGAGTCCACCGATCTGAAGTGAACTTGATCCCGTGCCATTGCTATGGATACCGACAGACAACTGATCCATCATCGACTTCTTCAGATTCTCCATCGTGGAGGCCAGAAGGTCGATCTTCTTGGACGATCCCTGGTTCTCCGCCATGTCCTGCGAACTCAGGACTGCCGTGCCGCCATAGATCTTCCACTGGAAGTCGTACTGGTCAAAGACATCGACATGCGTCGTATCCAGCGTCTGATACGCGCTAATCGGTGACACCGTGCTATTCACGGCATATTCAATGGGGCCTTGAATCGAGGTGCCACCATCGAGTCCCTTGAACGCCTTGCCTTCCTTGAGGCGATTCAGCGTCCAATACTGCGAGAAGACGTTATCTTCTGGCTTTGTGCCGACGAAGGCAGGCCATGCAACGGCCAGCCGCTGTCCAACATTGATTGGCATGTAATACTCCTATTGTCATTCTGTAAATGCCGCTTCTAATGCCGCTCTGGCATTACCAAGCGAGGATCGTGGCATCGTCGTACCAGCGGTGGACGGGTTCACCGTTCCAGCCACGGCACGGCGCTGAAGATTCTCCAGAACGGTGCTTTCTGCTTGCCGTTGTTGCGTCGGCTCGACGGTGGAACGCCACACACGGTTGTAGGCCAATTCTAAGGCCATCCGTGGATCCGACTCTGAAAGCGCCGCTAACCGCTGGTCCGAAGACAGCATGTTTTTAATCGCGCTTTCATGTTGAGCGAATGTCGGATCAGCGCGGAACTCTGTCAGCACATGGCTCACTTCATTCCAGGCTTGTGCGTATTGTTCCTTCTCACGAACAGAGGTCGCCATTTCCTGCAAAGGCGTAATCTGCTGCTGGAACTGCTCCATCAGCTTATTGCTTTTCCAGTCTTGCCATTTCTCCATCTGTGAGGCGGAATACACTAACGTGCCATCTTCGGCCTGAAGGTCCGCTGTTGGCATGGCTTCTGGAGGAGCTTGAGGTTCGACGGCAGACTCACGGGCTGCACCGGGGCGAGTGGCGATCTGGGCTTGCACCTGATCGGCATACCGCGCATCGGACGACAAGGCTTCCTGAAGATGATTCCATGCAGCGACGGGATCAGAATTCAACATCTTCGCCCATGCTGTGACAGACGCCACATTCTCAGGGTCCATCCCCTGCAACGATTCGTACTGCTTCAGTTGTTCCGTCAGTTCATTCTTCTGACGGTTCACCGCGCTAAACCGGTCATACGGGACCGGCCCCGGCTGCTTTACCACCGTTTCCGATGGCAAGCCGTCTGGATGTGCGTCAATACCCAATACCTGCGTTAACGCCGCAGGCGGCGGTGCCTCTGATTGGGGGGATGACGCCTCTGAATCCGCAGGCGATGAATCTGCGAGTGCGAGCGCCTCCGTTGCGCTCAGACCACTGGTTGACATCGACGACGAAGACTCACTCGATCCACTGTCTACTGACTCACTAGCTGTGTCACTAGCAGCAGATGTGCTGACTTCGGGCGACTCGGTTTCACTCATTATCTCTCCACAGGGACTTATCGTAGCCCCAGACGCCGACCTGAGATATCTTACTGCTTATACGCATTCACTAATCGCCGCGTCGTACACGCACAGTCCATCGCCCACTCCGCATCCGCTGGGGCATTCTGCATACTCGGGGTGCCTCCACAGTCAGGACAGACAACCGTCAGATGCAAGACCCGAAACGGTTCATCGGCCATCGCGGCAATGTTAGAGAGACGGCTATCGGTAATCTTAATGACGCGTTTACCGTCTATAACGGACTGCCCATTCGCGTTAACTAACATTCCGAGCCTCCAGCAATGGTGCGCGCGTCTGCACAGGCTCACAGGACTCTGTCGTCGTGGTCGTCCACTGCGAGATGTAGGTGTCTGGTGTCGTATGTGTCACGGCACTGACCCGCTCTAACATCGCCGCCGCACTTGCCAGCGTCTCTGGCCCAATCGCGGCCCAACTAGTCGTATGCGGACTCTTGTCAGACCCAGGCAGTGGCGCATGTTTCACGCACGGCTCTATCTGGTGTTTCTTGAGGTAGCGTTGAAAGTCAGAGCGGCTATCGAATCGGATGGGTACTGGACCCAGATTGTCGAACGTGCGCCCACCGGGCCAGCCGTTATCTATCACTGATCGACCTGCTGTCCATAATGTGCGCGTGGGCTGTCCACACGTCACGCAGGCGATAACCTCCGTCACCGGACGATAGAGGTCTCGGTGTTCGTGTCCCTGATCGCAGACTACATCGTAAATTGGCATTACTGTCCCACCCCCTGTAATGCGCCGGTATTCTCGGTCGCATGTTGATTCACCCGCTCTGGTGGCGTTGCGCCACCCCCATGTCCCGCCGCCGGACCCATCATGCCAGGGACGGACGGTGCGCCCTGCGGCATCAAAGCCGCCATACCCGCTGACATCCCGAGCGGCACGACAGGTGGTGCGCCATCAGGCGCCGCCCCAGGCGCCGCCCCCGGCATCCCCGGCATTCCACCCGGCGCTGTCGCCCCTTGTGTTAAGGGCGCAATCGCTGATTCCGACAAGGTATACCCAGCCTGCTTGAGAATCTCTGACGCGGCCAGTGACTGGATACCGACCAAGTCCTCCCCGTTCAGCGTGAGCGTGACGCGCGCAGGTTCAGGACCGCGCTCAGTGGGCTTGACGACCATCTTCGTGGGGTCATACCCCAAGGCACGGACCACGCCATTCAGCAATTCGGTCGCATCAATCTGCGGATCTTTTCGGAGAAGATTGTATTCATCGAGTTTCTGTGTGCGGAACTGCACGGCATCGACGTGTACCCCAGAGTCTGGCTGCACACGGTAGACGTAGCGTCCCGGCAGGTTCCGCCATTCCTCCCACAACTGCGCCGCTTGCTGTCCGAGAATCTTTACCAGATCCTTCTGGCCCATATACCGTTGCAAGACCGCGTCAAACTTTCGTACGCCGGTCACAAAGTATTCGCGGAGGCGGTCCTTCTCGGCTTCATTCCGCGTATCAGAATTACCCTGCACAATACGGGCTTCTGTGGCCGTCCGTCGCCCACGCGAAAAGGATCCGGCCTGATTCGCCGATGTGCCTAGCGCCTTCTCCCAATCGCGCTCGACGTAGTCCTGCGCGGTGTAATTATCGCGAGGCTCTTGTCCCGTCGGGATCACAGACATCACGGCGCCCGGTCCCTGCGCCAACGTCCCAGGTGGCACAGGAATAGGGCCATCGTTCCGCTCAATTTTCGCGATGGTGTTCTCGTCGAGATTCGTCGTGTCGAGCAGCATGAGCGGTAAGTTCGCACGGCGGCGTCGAGTCTGCTGTGTGCGGAACTTGTTCACTTCTCGCGAGAGTTGTTCGCCAATGACGAGGTCAGAGGGCACGTAGGACGAATCCGCCAAGTCACGCAAGGTGCCAATGTGGATGGGGTTCCCTATCATGCTGTCATCAGTCAAGCGACCATACTCATCGACGGCCTGATAGGGTGAGTCAATATGCTTGACGGGATTCTCAACACCCTTCACCACGACGAGACACCGAAATAACTCTGGGTTAATCACCTCCTGATCGAACACGGAAGCGCGATACCAGATTTCGTGATACTCGACCTGTGGATCAGCGGACCCACCATAGACCTCATTCACATCTTTGGAAAAGACATGCTCGTCCTGATAGACCGTCCCAGTAAATTCGTCAGGAATATCCCAGATTCGCTTCGCCTGGGTCACCGGCATCGTGCCCGTGATGCCGAGCCACGGCGCAGAGTCAAAGTTTGTATTCCGAAAGTCGTGAGGGATTAAGACCTTCATGGGCGAGACACGCGACCAGAAGCACTGCTCCCAAATGGGAACATCCACCTCGACCATCGTGGGTGGCGCGAGAGGATCCATGGGATCAGCTTGCGGCGTCGAGACCTTCACCGTGGCGGATTCATACCCAATCTTGGTAATTAAGAATCCAGCAGGGGCCAAGGCATCGAACAATGCCATGTGCATCTCGCGCTTGATGTTCGTGCCATCGGCGCTCATCTTGTAGTTCAAGACCTTCTGACGGAGCGGAAGCAAGTGCGTGAGCGGGATATCCTGAATCGAGGGTTCGAGCGGGATCAGTTGCACTTCAGGTGTCTGGTAGAAGAGGTTGGCCTTCTTACTTTCGACATGCCGAAAGTCGAGCAAGGCATTGACCTCATACTGGTTCTCATTCACCAGCGCCTTCGCATAGCGATCTATCGCCCGTTGCCATTGGGGTTCATAGAGCTTTCGCGTTTGAATCGCGAGATCAATACGCTGCGACCAGTCCCCAGACTGCTGGCTGGACATCGGACGTTTTTCACCAGACGACCAGATCATGCCAATACACCTTTCCCTGCCTGCTCCCGTGCGTGATACTGCTCCCACCATCCCCAGGAATTTGGCGGGGGTGGCGCCAGCGTCGTGTGACGCGTCGGACTTGGGCGGCTCATACAGAAATATCGCAACGCATCCACGGCATGGTCATCCTTGGTCGTATCAATATCTTCAGGATCTTGTCTATCTTGCACCATTGCTGGGAAAGTGCGTATCAAATACTTACACGACGGACTGACAGTCAACCACGCCTGACCCTGTTCGTTGACACGCAGTAACTCATGGACCCGCATCCAGCCATTGAATCGGTCGTTGTCTCCACCCCGCATCGGGAGTCGGCGACGGAGGAGCGTCTCGAAGATCGACTCCCCTCGGCCAGCGCCCGTCTTCTGCCGCATCGCGGGATCGCAGACGAGGTAGCGGAGCTTTTTAATGCCTAGCTCTGCCGTAATGCGCTTAATCGTGAGGCTCATCGACTCGGCGCTTTCTCCCTTGAATTTATGCTCCCACCGGCAGTGATAGCGGCCATCTGGGAGACAGGCCCACCAGAGGACGACGCCGGGACTGCTATAGCCCCAATCCATCGAGGCCACATGTTCCACGTCGGGTCCAATCACTAAGTCTTCGACATGCGTCTTCGGTGACCACTCGGAGAAGAACTGGCCCTCAAACGCATTCCAATCGCCATAGAGTAGCTGCCGCTTCCGCATTTCAGGGAGATCTTCTAAATCTCGACGATATTCCGTGGAAATATAGGGATTATCGCTCAAGGTCGCCTCAACGAAGCCATAGCGCGCCGGGTCGTACGAGGGGAACTCATGGGCATCCACCGTATGGTCGATGAAGAACTCCTTGACCCAGAGCGCCCCACGCCCACCAGGGTTTGTTCCCGCCCAGACCTGGGCATCCCCAGCCGCTATAACCTCGGGTTTCGAGGTTCGAGCGCGGCTCATAATCTCCAGCGCCATATCCCGGTCAAAGGTTACCAGTTCGTCGAACGCAATCCGGTCATATTCCGTGGAGAGGTAGTTCTGGGCGTCCGCCACTGATTCGCAATGACCGGCTCGAATCGTGGACCCATTCGGGAATCGCATCATCTTGTCGCCGGAGAGATACGTCCCCTGCACCAGCTTCTGCTCCCGCACCATCTGGCCTAAATGCGTCTGTTCAAGCTGCTGAAAGGTGCGGCGCAGGAGGAGGCAGTTCAGATTCGGCGTCTGTAAGCAGTCCGCATAGAGACCCCACCGCAGCGCGTGGCTCTTGCCGGGACCAGCCTGCCCCCCATACAGGGTGCGGCGAGTCTTGCGCGTTTGGGCATGGAACTCCACCTGTTTCGGCGTTGGCACATAGAGCCACGTATGCCCCGCCGTCCCCGTGGTCGTGGTGTGCATCGCCCACGCTACCTGCTTCCGCCGACAGGTATCCTCCGCCGATCCGCACCACCACGCATTCTCGGCAAAGACCATCGGTGACTGGCACCAATGGCATCGCGCCTCTGTGTCACCCATGCCGTGCTAGCGGCTATCGCCCATACGTAGTCTCGGTCTTCTTGGGCCGCGCCGCCGGGGCCGCGTCCTCGTCCTCGTCTGTCTTGGGCGTCATCTCGTCGTCATCCATCAAGTGGGTACCAGGGGGTATCGCCTCTCCACCCGGCCCCTTGACCATCACGACGACCATCTTGGGATTCACAATGGTAATGCCGCTCCCGTCCGCGTCTGACTCCCCCCCGTGAGGCTGGTCATCCATCGATAACATCAGCGCATCCCGCTTGAACCGCCCGAGAGACTTCGGTGGCTGTACTGGTTTCATGTGGGCCACTCCTAATACCGTACCTTCTTGCCGCCAGCCTTCGTCCCGCCTGACGCCTTCTTGCCGCCCGTGTTCGTCTTTGGCATCCCTCGCTCGCCTCCCATGATGTTACGTCAGCGATGACCCTCTTCTAAAGAAAGAGTCTTCGGCTTCCTGCCCTCTCAGCCGCGATGTCACTGCCACTCTATGGCGTAAGTGTTGTTCGTGTCAAGCCGTTTCAACCCATCGCGCTCCGCCCGTGCTGTATATATATTATGGGCGGGGCCCCGTGGTGCTATGGCGCGCCGAGGGTGCCGGGTAGCACGGGTAGTGTCGCCTCCACGTCAACAGCTCCGCTCCCTACGTTGACCTGCACGGCCACGCCATGCCCCACGCTAGCGCCCAACACCCCAAGACCGGTCAAGACCTTCACGCCAAGCGCGCCATCGTTCAGAGCCGCGCTAGTAACGGAACGTGCGAGAGGGAGCGCCGATCCCTCAAGGTACCGACGTGCTAGCGGCCTAGTGTCCGAGAACTGCGACAGTACGCGGGAGACAGTGCTGATCGAACACCGTAGCTCCGGGCGGTTTGCTATTTCCGATTCAAGTAAACCCCCGTCACGCAATGTGAGAATAAGTCTGATCTGCTGCTGGCTCAGGTGTTTACCCGGTACACGTTCAGGCAGATCGCTCACTGCTTCGGAGCGTTCCGTTTCCGTTTCGTCCATACCTAAGT